GACCCGACGAACCTCGTCGCTTGCTGTCGGTCGTGCAACAGCCGGCGCGGTCAAGAAGTGAGCGCTCGTCGCGGACGCGGACTTGCGCCGGGATCCGGCGCGTCGCGCGCGCGACCGCCAGAATTCTTGGACGCGCAAAGTCGGTTGGACCCCGCCGCAGTCAGGAATCTCTCTCCCGGGCCTGGTCAGGGTCGGCTGCGCGTAACTATGGGCGGGTGACTGTCGGTGGCCGCCGGACGCCGGCAACCCAAGCTGCCCGGGATCACCGCACCGCGGGGGTCGGCGCCGGTGGCCCGCGTCCGGCGCGGTGTCGACACCCAGTTGGCCCAACAGCGGCGCATGGGGCAGCTGGAACGGGTCGACGAAGGGCTCGTCGCCCTGGCCCGCACCCTGGCCGATTCGATGGACGCCGAGGTGCTCGACCCGGACGGCTCGCGGTACACGGTCGGGAACCTGTCCGGCCGGTTGCTGCCCGTCCTGTTGGAGCTGCGCGGTGAACGTCGCGACACGGCCGGCGACGCCGGCTACGACGCCGAGTTGGCCGCGCTCGTCGCCGCGTTACGCGACCCCCCGGGATCCTGACCGCCCGTCGATCGGGGACACGACCGCCGCGCACCTGGCCCGGCTGCGCCGCGCCCGCCCGTACGACTGGCAACGCGACGTGGCCGACGTGGCCGGCGAGCTCAACGACACCGGCGACGGGTTCCGCTACCCGATCGTCGTGCTGTCGGTGCCGCGCCGCGGTGGCAAGTCGACGCTCACCCTGGCCGTCAACCTTGACCGGATGGACCTGCTGGCCGACGCCCGCTGCTGGTACACGGCGCACACCCGCGAGGTGGCGGCGAAGCTGTACCGCGACGAATGGGTGCCGATGCTCGACCCGCTGGCCCGCCTGTACCGGCTCCGCAAGTCCCAAGGCTCCGAAGGCGTCCACAAACGCCGCGGCTCGTCACGCCTGCAACTGTTCGCCCCGAACGCCGGCGCCCTGCACTCGACGAACGCCGACACCGTCACCGTCGACGAGGCATGGGCGTTCGACGCCGACACCGGCGAAGCCGTCGAAGCCGGCATCCGCCCCGCCCAGCTGACCCGACCGTGGCGCCAGACGTGGATCGTGTCCGCGGGTGGGACGATCGAGTCGACGTGGTGGGACCGCTGGTTGTGCGCCGGCGAACAGGCCACCCCGGGCGTCGCCCTGTTCGACTTCGGTGCCAACGCCGCCGCGCCGGGCTACGACCCGTCCGACCCGGCGGTGTGGGCCGCCGCCCACCCGACCGCCGGGGTCGCCTTCCCGCTGGCCGTGCTCCAACAGGAATGGGACACCCGCCGGTCTGACGCCGACTTCGAACGCGCCTACCTGAACGTGTGGCCGCGCCCGTCGCTGGCCGCCGCCGCCGGGTCCGGGCTCGACGGCGACGCCTGGTTCGCCGCCGCCCACCCCGACGTGGTGCCATACCCGGTGACGGCGATCGCCGTCGACATCGCCGCCGACCGCTCCCGCGCTGCCGTCGCGGTCGCCGCCCGCACCGGCGACGAGCTCGTCGTCGAAGTGGTCGACGCCCGCCCCGGCATCGGCTGGCTCGGGGCGACAGTACGGGACACGCGCCGACAGCATCCCGGCGCGGTGGTCGTGGCCGACAGCCTGGTCGCCGCATCGATCATCGGGGAGCTCAACCGCGCCCATGTCGTCGTCGACCCGCTCGGCGCGTCCGATCATGCGAAGGCGTGCGGGACGTTCGTCGACCTGCTCGCCGCCGGTCGCCTGTCGCACCGCGCTCAGGCCGTGCTCGACGACGCCGTCGCCGGCGCGGCCCGCCGCCCGCTGGGGGACGCCTGGTTGTGGTCGCGGTCGCGGTCGGGGGTCGACATCTCCCCGCTCGTCGCGGTCACCCTCGCCGCGTACACGGCGCACACCCGCCGACGCACCGGCACAGCCGCCGTGGTCGCCGTCCAACAGGACGCGGGCTATGTAGGTACCCGACGACCCGTCCGCGGCCCGCAGAACGCACTACAGCGCCGTATCCCTTCCATAGTTACGCGTAACGACGGCTAGCCACGTCCCCGATGGGGCGTGTGCTCGACCTTCTGATCGGACCACCCGAACCACCGCGCCCGCAGATCGAAGCCCGGGCCGGGAGCGTGGCCCTGGCCCGCGGTGGCACCCCCCCTGGCAGCGGACGGCTGCCGTGGGGCCGCGGGCCAGGGCTCATGCCGATCGAATGGGCCGGCCAGGCGGCGCCGTGGTGGGACCGCGAAGGCGCGATGTCGCTCCCGACCATCTCCCGTAGCCGTGACCTGATCTGCTCGGCGGTGGCCGCGCTGCCGTTCACCACATGGGCCGTCGACCCGAACCAGGTGCCATCGGTCGAACGGCGCCGCCCCGACCCGACATGGGCGCGCCGCCCCGACCCGAACCGCACCCGCCAATGGATGTTGGCGTGGACGGTCGACGACCTGTTCTTCTACGGCGAGGCGCACTGGCAGATCGTCGACCGCTACGCCAGGCCCGACGACTACCCGCGCACCTTCCGCCGCCTGTGCCCCGGCGAGCTCGGGGTCGACGACAACGGCCGGGCGACCGTCAACGGCGACCCGGTCGACCCGCGCGACATCGTCGAATTCCTCTCACCGATCGAAGGGCTGCTGTCCAACGGCTACCGCGCCCTGTCCATCGCCCTGTCACTCGACGACGCCGCCGACCGCTTCGCCGGGACCGAAGTCCCCGCCGGCGTCCTAGAGGAACAACCCGGCGGTGAGGACCTGTCGGCCGACGACCTGTCCGCGCTCGCGGCGACGTTCACCGAAGCACGCCGGTCGAACACCACCGCGGCGACGAACAAGTACATCAAGTACCGCGAATCGACGTCGAACCCCGCGGCGATGCAACTGGTCGAAGGACGCACCTACCAGGCGCTCGAACTGGCCCGCCTGACCAACGTCCCGCCGTACCTGGTCGGCGCCCCCGCCGGCACCGGAATGACCTACCAGAACGCCGAACAGGCCCGCGGCGACCTGATCGACTTCGGAGCCCTGCCGTACATCGGGTGCATCGAACAGACCCTGTCCGGCCCGAACGTGATGCCTGCCGGTACATCTGTTCGGTTGGACACGAACGCCTGGCTCAGGTCGCCGTTCACCGGTGACAATCCGGGCGCCCCGTCACCCAACGACATGCAGATCGCAGATCAGACCGTGAGCGCGACGCCGTGATCCGCGCCACGTTCACCCCCGGGATCGTCGCCACCGACGCCACCGCCGAAGCCCGTACCGTCGCCGGTGTCGCCGTCCCATGGGACACCCCCGGCACCGTCTCAGACGGGACCACCGTCATCTTCCGACCGGGATCGCTCGACGCCAGCGCGCGCCCCGTCCTGCTCCGCGACCACGACTCGGCGCGTCCGCTCGGCAGGGTGATCGGCGCGACCGCCACCCCGACCGGGATGCAAGCCACCGCCCGCATCGCCCGGACCCGCGACGGCGACGAAGCCCTGGTGCTCGCCGCCCCACCGGATCAGGTGCTCGGCATGTTCTCAGTCGGGGTCGACCCGACCGACTGGACCTACGACCAGGCCGGGACGATGTACGTGCACGCTGCCGACTGGCACGAACTGTCACTCCTCACGATGGGGGCGTTCTCCGACGCCCGCGTCGCCACCGTCACCGCCTCAACACAGGGGGAATCCATGGACCTGACCGCTGCTATCGCCGAACTCGACCCCGAGCCCGTCGACCCCGACGAAGTCGACCCGGACGCCCCCGTCGAAGACGACGACGACGAGACGAAGGCCGAGCTGGTCCCGGTCCTCGCCAGTCGCGCCGCCGCGGTGCCGTTGCGCGCCGCCGCCGGCGCCCATCGCCGTCCGGCTGGGCTCGACCTGCGTGGCGTGGCGACGATCATGGCCGCCGGGTTCAACAAACAGGCCGCCGCACCACGCATCCAGGCCGCGTTGACCAACGTCAAGACCACCGACGTGCCCGGCGTCGTCCCCCACTACCGCGGCCAGCTGGTCCAGCTGATCGACACCGGCATGCCGCTGGTGAACGCCATCGGGAGCGCCCCCCTGCCCCCGTACGGGATGGCGATCGATTACCCGACGTGGACCGCCCCGCCGTCCGCCTACGCGATCGTCGCCGGCGAGAAGGTCCAGATCCCGTCCGGACCGGTGACGATGGGCAACGGGACCACGAACGTCGAAACGTGGGCGCAGGGCAACGACATCAGCTTTCAAACGGCGATGCGTTCCGACCCGTCGTTCGTCGAGCTGTATCTGCAGGGCTGCTCGATCGACGCCGGTCGCAAGTACGACACCCACGTCGCCACCGCGCTCCTTGCCGGCGCGACCGCGGCGACACTGCCGACCACGGTGACGTTCGTCAATTGCGTCATGGCCCTGTACGCCGCGCTCAACCCGGCGACGACCCCGCCCGGCCCGTTGTTCCTCGCCATGTCGTGGGACGTTCAGGTGGCCGTGATCGGTGTCACCGGACTGAACGGCCCGGCGTTCTGGAACATGTCGATGACCCTTGGCGACGCGATGCCCGCGTCGGCCGGTGGTGGGCTCGACATGTTCGTCGACCCGAACCTGCCGGCCAAGACGATGCTGCTCGGCTCCAAGGCCGCCGCCACGTCGTACGGCGGCCCGTCCACGTCGGCCGACGTGCGCGTGGTCGATGTCGGGCTGCTCGGCTACGACATCGGGGTGTACTTCTTCGCTGCGCTGGCGATCACCCACCCGACCGCGTTCGTCAAGCTGACCGGGGTGACCCTGCCCCTGTCCGACGACGGCCCGGCCACGACGTCGAGCAAGTCGAAGTAAGGATCGCGGCCCCGGTGTGGATCACGACGGCCGACGTGGCGGTCGCGCTCGGGGACGGCCGCGCCGTCGACGCCGCCTGGCTCGACGAGGTGACCGCCGCCGCGGACGCGTGGGCGCAACGTAAACGGGCCGACGCCGGCTACACCGCCGACACCCCGGCTGCCCCCCCGTCACCGGACGTCAAAACCGGGACCGTGCTGTACGCCGTCGCCCTGTACCGCGAACGCGCCAGCGCCGATTCGTTCTCGTCGTTCGACGAGCTCGGCGCCGGCCCGATCGTCGTCGGCGCGATGGGACAGATCAAACGGCTACTTGGGATCGGCAAGGCGGCCGTTGACCGGCCGCCGCCGGTCGCGACGTTGTGGCGGCGCGGGGTGTGGCGATGACCGCGCTCGATCTGGACGGCGCCTACCTGGCGGTGATCGACCGGCTGGTCACGGCCGGGTTCAACGCCACCGGCGACCCCGGCGCCCTGCCGCCGTGTGTCCTGGTCGCGGTGCCGACGATCCCGCCGCAGGTCGTCGGTGGGCCGACCGTCGATGTCCTGTTCCCGATCGTGGTGCGCGCCGCCCCACCGGGCGACGCCGAAGCCCTGCTGGCCATGTTGGCCACCGGGTCCGCGCTGGTCGACGAACTGGCGCCCTGCTCGATCGACGGGCGCGGCGGGGTCTACGGCGACCCGCCGACACCCGCGTACACCGTCACCGTCACCGGCTCCCTGCCGATCTGCTGAAAGGACATCCCCCATGCCCGTCACCCTGTTGAAGCCGAACGACATCACCCTGGTGTTTGCCGACGACCAGGCCGGCCTGACCACCGGCGCCGACTTCAAATGTCAGATTCAGAACGCGACCGTGACCCCGGCCCCCACGTACACGACGATCGGCGCGACCGGCTGCCAGGGTGAAACCCAGTCGCTCAACCTGCCGGTGCCCGAAACCTTGGATCTGACCTGGCTACAGGACTGGACCGCGGAAGGCGGGGGCCTGGCCAACTACTGCCGGACCAACGCCGGGCAGATCAAATGGTTCTCGTACATCCCGGTCGGGGACATCCCCGAACTGACCGTGTCCGGCCAGGTCGAAATCGTCCCCGTCGCCTTGGGTGGTGACATGGGTGTCCCGTCGATCGCCGGGCCGGTGTCGATGCCCATCCAAGGTGTCGCCACCGTCGCCGTGCCCGCCGTCGTCCCGCTCGCCGCCGACGCCGACACCGACGCGGCCTGACCGTGGCCGCCGGGTCGGTCGCGTTGCGCGACCTCGCCGGGCAGCTGCGCGAGGTGCCGGACCGGGCGATCCTGCCGACCGTCAAAGCGATCAAAGCCGACGCTCAACGGATCGGGGGGACGATGTCCGGCAACGGCAAACGGCCGCTCAGGTTGCGGGCCGTCGACCGCCAGTTCCCCGGCCACGGCGCCGACGTCAAGGTGTGGCGAATCCAAGGTGTCCCGGTCGGGCCGTGGGTGTGGGCCACCGCGGGCACCGCCGCGCACGACATCCGCCGCCGCAAACGCGGCAAGAAACGCAAGATGACCGTCCCCCACCCCGGAACGGGTGGGCGGGGCGCATGGGATCAGGTCGTGGCCCGCGCCGAACAGATCGTCCCGGCCGTGTTCGCCGCCGAGCTCGACGACGTCCTGGCCGGCTGGTGACCTGATGGCCCGCGAGGTCAACTTCGACATCGTCGCCAAAGACAAGGCGTCCGACACGCTCGACCAGGTCGCCAAAGACGCCGCCAAGGTCGAAAAGCTGGATCCGACCGTCACCGTCGACGCCGACACGAAGGCCGTCGACCGGTCGATTGACGATGTCGTCGACCAGCTGGACGGGCTGACCGACGCCGACAAGATCGTCGTGTTGGCGTTGCGCGCCGGGAACACCCAGTCGGAACTGTCCGCGTTGACCACCGAGCTCGCCGGGCTCGACGGCACCGAAGCCGACATTGGCGTCAAGATCGAGCGGTACAACGAACTGACCGGCGAGCTCGACAAGATCGAATCGAAGATCAAAGACATCGCGGACGAATCGCTCGACCCCGACGTCGGTGACCAGGCCCGCAAACGGTTGCAAGGCATCGGGGAGGAAGCCGGCAAAACGCAGGGCGCGGTACACGGAATGGCCGGTGGTGCGCTCGGTGACTTCGCGTCGACCGCGACCGGGATCGGGCCGCTCGGTGAGGCGATCGGGCAGCTGACCGAAACCGCGTTGGAAGGCGAAGCCGGGATGAAAGGCCTGGCCACCGCCGGGCTCGGGCTCGGTGCCCTGTCGGCCGGGATGTTCGTCGTCAACAAGGTCATGGGTGAGTTCGCCAAGACCGCGCAACGCGCCGCCGAAATCAAGGCGTTCAAGACGGCCGACGTCGACGCGTTCACCAAGGCGTTGACGACCGGCAAGGACGCCGCGCAGGATTACGTCGACCGGATGACCGAGCTCGGGAAGGTGACGACCGTCGCCGCGACCCGGATCTCTGAGTTCGCCGGCCCGGTGCTCGAATCGACCAAGGACATCGCCCCGGCGCTCGGTGAAGCCGGGATCACGATGGAACAGTTCGCCAAGGCGGTCACCGGCAGCAAAGACGATCTGGAACGGTTCAACACCGCCGTGCGCCAGACCGGGGTGTCGACCGACACGGCGAACCTGA